AAGAAAATCTTATAAACATTTGATCTTGTGTAGATTTAGTTCCAATAGTTGTTTCTGTTCCAAAGAATACTAAGTGTCGATCCGGTGTAGATACTAACATATCACGTGACGCTGTAGGCGCACCTGATGCTAGAGCTGCTCTTGTTGTAACTGCATTATCTATATCTGAATCCCAAGTAAATGTTTCACCACTGAATATTGTAGCAACTAATTTATTACCAAAGTTATCTAATGACCATAAACCCGGTGCTGTAACAATGTCTCCTGATGGAGCTGCGCCCCAACCAGAATAACCTGCTGCTTCTGTAACAACCGCACCTGATGAATGTATTGCTGCCGTTGTACCATTTGCTCCTCTAGTTAATCCTGATAAAGTGTTACCACTTACTGAACTGTATGTAATAAGTTCTGTTCCAATAATTACGGTTCCTGATGAAGGAAATGATGTAGCACTAGCTATAGCTAAACTTGTAACTGATGCATTAATGCCTGCAGATAATGTAGATACAAATGTACCAGAAGCTGTTCCACCCCATTGACCTAACGACCAACCGGTAGCGGCAACTTCAACTGCTGGACCTACTCTATAATAAGCTTGTACTCTTATACCACCAGAAGTTGTTGCACCTGAACCACTTTCAGTAGAGGCCATAGAAATTGTGCAAGTTGTGTCTGTTGGAATAGATTTAATTTCAAATTTTACATCATCAAAATTAGTAGATGAAAAATTAGAATTGGTAATAGAAGTAAAATTATCACATAATATAACATCACCAACATTTAATCCATGTGCTGATGCAAAAGTTATTGTAACTACTGCTGATCCGTTTGTAGTTGTAAATGCACTTGTTAAAGTTGCTGTAAGTCTAATAGGATGTACATCGTAAAAGATACCACCGGAGTATACATATAAAACTTTATTAGTTCCTAAAGCAGCATACTTAATACCTACTGAATTTACAAAGTGAGCTATTGCTGTGTTTCTTCCTGTAAGTTCGGTAGACCCTAACTGTGCCCAACCACCTATCTTCTCTGGTGTGCCATATCTAAATCTAACATTATCACCATCTATCCATTGGCCTTCACCTCCGGTAGCAGTGACTTGTTTATTAAATCCTGGTGCTATACCTATCTTTTGTAACATATTAATTTCCTTATCTTGCTGTTGTTGGTATTCCAGATGAATTAACAAATGGAGATTCTGCAAATGCCATGTAAATGTATGTAGCAGTCGTATTAGTTCCACCTTCTGTTCCTCTAAATTTAAATCCATTGGACACAAAATCTGTTGCTCTACCTGAAACAGTTGATTCAGCATTAGTTAAATCAGCCATTAGAATATCATCAGCAGGATTAAATGTACTTCTTTTATTATCTAATATTTGCCAACTTTCGCCAGCACCAGTAGATTTTATCAGAATCCAAGCTGGTTTAAATCCTGTATAAACAAATGCACCATTGGCATTTGCGTTTCCTATGTAGGAACCAAATTTACTAAATCCTTTTACTTCTGCAAAGCAGTAAGCAATATAATCACCACTATGATTTACTCCATCACCAGCACCACCTGTTACCGTAAATACAGTTGTTGTTGGAGATGTACTATTCCAAGCAGTTGAGTTACCTGAAGCTGAGTTATTATTAAGATAAATTTCTTTAGCATTTCCTATTCCAGTATGTTGCACCATCCAAGTTGTAGTATTTGCTAACGATTTAACCAAAAGTACCTTTGGAGCAACTCCTAGTCCATGAGCCACAGTTGAAGTTGCATTTGCACCTGACCACTTAATAATTGAAAACCCAGAAGTAGTTGATACACTTCCTGAACTATCTATACTTCCAACACTTGTTGAACTTGCGTCATTACTAAATGAAGTTCCTGCTTTCCAGTTCCAAGATACATATGAAGCAGTGTTTGCATTAACTTCAGCATTATTGCCGATAGAAAAACCATCAGACCCAAAAGCTGTTACAGTTCCAGATTGTGAACTTGATACAGTAGTTCCACTAGATTGTAATCTATATAAAGCACCTCTTACTACATCAAATAATCCATGACCCTCCGTGTCTCCTCTGTGTTTAATCCATGTCCAATCAACCTGATGACCAACCCCTGTTATATTTTGTGTACCACCATTACCTGTATAAAGAACACTATTAAAATAATCTGTTGATTTGTCTATTACTGTATAAGCCATTATCCAAACTCCGCTAAGTTTTTAGTACATAAAGCAAAATATCCTGATGGTGGTGCATATTCAAAATTGCCAAAACCATTACCATCTGCGTTGCCTGATGATACTGCATAAGGTGGAGAGCCAAAATTAAATGAACTTGTGTTTCCACCATACTGATTTATTGCAGCAAAATAAGTTTTATTAGCAGCTAAATTAAATGCAGAGCCTGTTCCTGTTGAACCTGTTGTTGGGTCGCCTGAATTTTGAAAAGTACCATTTTTAGAAAAATATAATTTGTTATTATCTAAATCCATTGCAACACCAATAATATCATCATCGGTATAACTATTTCCATAAGAGGATGCTGAATCATTATTTTCTTTTTGTCCATCAGTTCTATAAGCATAACCATTAGCATCACCACTAAATTCACTAGGAGATGTTTTATTTATTTCAGCATTGTCTTCATTAACAACTCCAATTTTTTGGTGATCTCCTGTAGTATCAACAATATTTATTTCCCAATACCATTTTCCTGAACTGACACCCATTGTTCCATAGGCATTCCTATGTGCATCCGCAGATGTGACAACTTTTAAATTACCTTCTGATAATGTCATTCCTGCATTTGTAATATATATTAAAGAATTTAATGTTGAAAAATTATTTGTACAAGTATCAGTTGATTGATCTGTTGCAGCTAAATTACTTTCTGTTAAATCTGTTCCACCATTAGCATCGTTGCCTAAATTACCACTAGCTTTAAAATCTAAATAAAAACCGTTATTGCCAAATGTTAATCCTGAAGCATCTTTTGGTTTCCAAATTGTAGGGGAATCTTCATCAAATTCACCAAAATCTGAAGCAGCTAATGCTTGACCATCTATAAAATAAACCTCTGCCATATATCCGTTAAAAAAAGATGCTGAATTTCCTTTTGAAATTTTCATAGCATCACCATCACTATTTATATAACAAACATCACCATCACCGCTATGGCTTTCAGTAGAAAAATTTGTTTCCCTCACACCATTGATATAAATAATATCTCTATTAGCAGCAGTACCATTTGAAGTGTCAAGCACTACTACAAGATGTAGCCATGCATTAGGATCTCTAAATACTGCACTAGTTGTTAAAGTTGAAGTTGTACTTCCTGGTCTATTTTTAAAAGTAAGTGTGTCTGAAGTATCATTAAATCTTATTGTACAATAATTAGTTGAATTAGCTTCTCCGTAAAAAATTTCTTGTAATGTTCCTAATTTACTTCTTTTAACCCAAGCAGAAAAAGTCCATTTATTATTATCTGTTGGAGCAGCCGCATCTTTTTCCATAGAAGCACTATCAGCACTATTAAACATACAGGAATTATCTACATTAAAACCAGTAGCTGCTGTTGCTGATCCTACATTACCTGATAAAACAAAAGGCATGTTAAGACCCTAATTCTGGGAACTCTCCTAATGGTCTTTCAATGACTCTAGGGTCTCCCTCATCAGCTGTATTTACATACGTGTATAAAGTCTCAATCGCTGCTGTATTTGATGCGTTAGTAATTAATGTTTCCATCGCTGCTTGTTTAGTTCTAATTCCATTTCTCCAAGTTGTAATATTGTCAGGAATGGCAGTATTTTTTTCTGTCTTACGTGTAATATACCAATCAGTTTTTGATAATAAATTGTTGGCTATAATTTTTAAATCTTTAATTAAATTATATTTTAACCCTCTTGATTTAATTTCTCCTTCTATGCCCTTACCATCTGTTTCGTCTTGTGCTGTAAATAAAGTATCAGCATGAGCCTTTGCAGTAGCAGTTCCATAAGAAGCTGTAACTGTTCCAGCATCTGCATCATAGGTATAAGTTTGATTTGTGTTTGTGTAATATTTTTGATCTTTTTTATTACTATCATCAAATGTTATCTCATAAATACCAATAGCTGCTAACTCACTTGCAGTCCATAGAGAAAATATTTTAGCTGGGTATCTTACATCACCTATAACCATAGATTT